TGGGGACTTACTGGAGCAACTGGATCAACAGGTGCTACGGGTTTTACTGGCGCAACTGGTGCTAGTGGTTTGCAAGGTTTGGTTGGAGCTACTGGTCTAACTGGAAGTCAAGGTTCTACAGGATTGACTGGTTCAACTGGAATCCAAGGCTCCACAGGCCCAATCGGAGCTACTGGCGTTGGTTCTACAGGACTAAATGGATCAACAGGCGCAACGGGTTTGGTTGGTTCTACTGGTGCAACTGGTGCTACAGGTATTGGTTCTACTGGTGCAACTGGATTAGCTGGAACAAACGGCACAACAGGTTCTACTGGCGTTACTGGATCAACTGGAGCCACTGGCGTAGTTGGCCCACAAGGCTCAACTGGTTCCACAGGAGCCACAGGCGTTATCGGAACTACTGGATCAACCGGGGCTACTGGTCTTGCTGGTGGAGTTGGCTCGACTGGTGCTACTGGAGTAGTTGGAATCACTGGATCGACTGGTGCAACTGGCGTTATTGGTCTTACTGGAACAACTGGAGCAACGGGAGCCACTGGCTTGTTTGGAAGCACAGGCGCAACTGGTATTGGCGCGACAGGCGCGACAGGCGCAACTGGAGTTCAAGGTGCTACAGGCATAGCGGGTCAATCGGCTACATTCTATAACTACCAAGCAGATACAAACCAAATAAGCGGAGTTCCAACAACAGGACATTTATTCTGGAATAACGCATCTCAAGTTGCATCAACCTCCATAACTCTGTCGCACATTGACGCACTTGGAAATGACATTGATGTATTCTTCCCTCTATTCAAAACTGGGGACACTTTTGTAATACAAGATCAAAATAATTCAAGTAATTTCCAGACTTGGAAAATATCAGCAACTCCAACTGTTGTATTAAATAGTTACATTTCAATTCCATCAACATTAGTTACATCCGCTGGAACTGGCACAACTGGGTTTGCCAATAATCACCAGTTAATATTTGCTATTGTAAGCAGTGGTCTTGTTGGAGCGACTGGTAGCACAGGAGCTACAGGCGTTGCTGGTGGATTGGGATCAACAGGAGCAACTGGCATCCAAGGTTCCACAGGAGCAACTGGCATCCAAGGTTCCACGGGAGCGACTGGCATCCAAGGTTCCACGGGAGCGACTGGCATCCAAGGAGTTCAAGGAACTACAGGAAGCACAGGGGCCACTGGCGTTGGCACTCAAGGTTCCACTGGGGCAACTGGTATTGGAACTCAAGGAGCCACTGGCAGCACTGGAGCTACAGGCGTAACGGGAGCAAGTGGAGCAACGGGAGTTACACCAGCAAATATTGTTTTGTCTGATATAACTGGGCTAACAGGGGCAACTCAGTTGACTAATGTTGTGCAAATTACACTAGCGGGATATTTGTTAATTGGGACTCCAAATGTTAACACGCTTTATGTAATCGTAGGATGAAATTAACCGATTCTAGTGCAGCTAATGTTGGATTAAGTGTTGTTAGATGTATCGCATCTTCAACAACACTATTCCGTCATTTTATGGTCTATGCCGCGACAACCATTTCGTCGGTTATTTCTGGTGCAATCGGGTTAATTAAAAATGGCACTGGTACATTAACGCTCACTGCATCCAACACCTACACTGGTGGAACTACAGTCAATGCCGGAACGCTACAAATTGGCAACGGAACAAATAATACGGCTTTGGTTTTGGGAACGACCACTTTAAATGGAGGAAATCTGGCGTACAATTACAATGCCAACAACTTTGCTGTAAATGGAGCCATTACCCTTACCTCAACTTCAAGTTTAACAAAACTTGGATCGCTCCAGATCAATTTACAAACTGGAACTCTAAATGGTGGAGGGCAGACTTTAAATATCAGTGCGACTGGTGTAATTTATTTCAACGGGACAGCAGGAACCAGTCTTGGTCAAATAAACATCCTCACTGGAGCAGTTGGGCAGGACGGAACGGGAGGGCTTCCACTGCGAAACGCAGTAATTAACATTTCCAACGGGGCGCAATTCCGAACCTACACCAGCCCGACGATCAACAATAATTTTACGCTCAACGGAGGAGCTGGGCCAGATGGAAATGGAGCGTTGTGGAATGAATCCACAGTTAGCGGCCACACTCCGATTTACCTCGGAATCATAACTTTAGCTTCTGCCACAAACTCAAGCGTAGGCAACACGACTTCTGGATTTACAATTATTGGACAAATAACTGGATCGGGATCATTTACAAAAGTTGGAACTGGATTGCTTTCAACTTTTAGCAATTCCAATAACTATACTGGCTCAACCACTATCAGCGCAGGGACATTGCGCGTAATTAAAGCATTCGGCGCAATTACACCCACGGCATCGTTTACTTCAACAACACTTTCCGTTTCTTTTTCTGGAACATTACCATCAGGCACAACAAATTTCCGATTCTTTCAAGGCACTACAACTAATACTTACGCTTCGGTGACTTTGGTTAGTGTTCCTGCTGGAACAACGGCAGTATATACGTCAGCAACATCAACACTTACTGTAATAGTACCATGATAATTACTCCTGACGAAAATGGTTGGTCGTATGATGACTCTACAGGCAACTGGAAATTAGTCTATGTTGACAAGGTAATTATATTTTACAATCAAACGGACGAATCAATTGCAACGCAAAATACATTATTTGTGGGAACACACGAAGAGTGTGAAAACCAAATCAAACTACTTAACTTAAAATTTCCAGAATAAATTTAAAATGGACAATTACTCATTTAACGCAAGTATAACAGGGATGTTTGCAACAGCAACATCTGTTTTTATTTCTTTTTTACCAGATATTGAACAATGGCTAAGAATAGGTTCGCTTTCTATTGGTATTTTAGTTGGAATAGGATCTCTTGCTATCATAGTTAAGAACTGGAATAAAAAATAACACTTGACGTATTTTGAGAATTCTACTCACATTCTTTGTATGCCTTGCATTAACAAGCTGCATATCAATTCCCATTCCTCCAAGTGGAGATAAAATGGGAGACTATGGAAAAGTAGAAATTGGAATAAAAATCAGATATATACCAAACGACCAACTCGATTGGTTTAATCCCATAATTCCGCAACCTAAATTATATAAAGACAAATGAAAATTATAGATTACATCTTGGCTAGACTTTCGGAATCGTCAACTTATCGTGGTGCGATTTTTCTTCTTGGTGGACTTGGTATTGCTGTTGCTCCTGAACAAGCCAATGCTATCGCGGCAGCATCCATGGCGGTTGTAGGAGCTATTAACGTATTTCGTAAAGAAAAGAAATAATGCTTTACAAGCTAACCGTGATTGCATCCCGTGAAATCGGAGTGCAAGAAACTGGTGGTAATAATTGCGGTAAACGTATTCGTGAATACCAATCCGCAACTGAGCTTGATCCTGCTCCGTGGAGTTGGTGTGCAGCATTCGTAGATTGGTCTATTCGTGAATGGCTAAAAGACAAAGAGGTTGTCGCATGGATAGGACTTAAAAACCGCACCACTGACCAATGGAGGCCAACAACAGCTTTAGCGTATGGTCTAACATCATGGGCAAAGCAAAGGCCAAATACGACTAGTGTATACAATGAAAAAGATAGAGCAGTTGCTGGAGATATCGTTACCTTTGATTTTTCGCATACAGGAATTGTTCTTGAAGATTGTGGCGATCATATTGTGACTATCGAAGGAAACACCAATGGCAGTGGCGGTAGAGATTCTGAGTCAGGTGATGGAGTATGGAGGAAAATTCGCAAGAAATCACTTGTAAAAGATTTTATTCGCATACATCCATCGACAGCTAAATAAATATGGCAAATATTACACACAAGTGGAAAAAAGTCCTAGCAGTTTCGTGCAGTCATGCGAAATACTGCGACAAAGAGGCTTGGAATGCCGTAATGACGTTCAAATCGCGCTTTTCACCTGATACAATCCTACATTTGGGAGATTTTATTGATTTATCAGCTCTAATGGGTAATGGAATAGGTTCTGGAAGTGATGGAGATGAAGTAACTCCAGACATTGACACAGGTTTAATGCACATTCGTGAATTAATGGCTGGATGCAAGAATCCTTATGTTCTTTGTGGAAACCATGAAGATCGTGCATGGAAACTGACTCACAGCAAAAATTCTGTCACTTCATATTGCGCTCACAAAAAAA